GCCGTAGTTTAATCATCCTCTTGCCCAACGAAGATGGCAGTTCTAGCGGGGAGATTACGGTTGAGACTGCTGCCAGCACAGTGGTTTTGAATCAACCCTTTCAAGCAACAATGACCACAGTAGCAGAGTCGGCTCCTACCAGGCCCGTTGTCTTAGCAGGATTGACTTTAGGATTCATTGATAACTTGTTGATTATCAGTCCAAGAGATGAAATTACTGAAGTGGTAGAGGAGCAGTCAGGCACGGCTTCAAACATTCTTGATGTTGATCTGCTTGAAGAAACAGAACTTGATGAGAACGAATTAGAAAATGACGAACTTCAAGAAGAAATAGGACGGCTCGATATAGACCTTCTGAATGTAGATTTTCTGACTGATCTACTGAAAATTATTGAGGTTTCAGTTACAGAAAAAGGAGAGGCAGGGCAAATAGCGGGTGTTCAGATTGAGGGCATCATTCCTGGCTTTGACCCGCAGAACCAAATCTACACCTTTGTTGAGGGCGAAATTCTAACCATTTTCAGAAGTGTAGAGAACACCGTAGACCTTGAGTTGGATAAGGAAGGAGCCTATAACGTCTCAATCCTTGCAGCAGGGAAAGTATTGGACATCACCGTTAATGGAGGAGGAGATAATGCGATTTCTATTAATCAGTCTAATTAGTTTTCCTCTTTGGGCGGCAGAAAACTCTGTGGACATTGACCTCAAAGGCAATTCCAGTATTTACATTGACCAAATAGGCTCTGGAAACACTGCTAGGGTCTGGTGCGGATTGTCCAACGGAACGTATGCCACGCACAGTTGTTCCAGTGCCACGATTGATATTGACCAGAACGGCACAGGAAATCTTGCTAAAGCATACTCGCAATACACCAATCACACTGGAAACGAGTACACGATTACACAAACTGGCGATGATAATATCGGTTATATTGATGCCGACGAAGACGATAATGAGTTAACCATTACCCAAACCGGGGATGATATGCAGGGTGAAATCTATATGTCAGGCGATGACAATGTTTACACTATCTCTCAAACAGGGTCAGGCGATCATTACGCCAAGTTTTATGCCTTTGGGGATGACAGCGCATGGACTGCAACTCAGTCAGGATCGGGCAACCACAACGCCTACATCAAGTCTTGCGGTAACTGTAACAACAACGATGCCACCATTACGCAGTCAGGGAGTGGCGCTAAAGATGGTGATATAGAGTTCAGAAACAATCCCGCCGACAACTCAACGGCGAACCTGACGCAGAGTGGCGACGGTGCTCATGTAGGAAATATCAGAATCGAGCAGGGGAATTACACGGTAAATGCTACACAGACCGGTGTTAGCGCGAAGGCGTACACGGTAATTCTGGATTGCACCACAAGCTGTAACAAAACCATTACCGTGAATCAGTTCGACTAATGAAGTTTGCGCTAAAAACAATGGCGCTGGTTGCGCTCCTTTCGTTACCGTTAGTCTTCCAATCAACTCTCACCGAAATTCTAAAGCTCAGGACGTTTGATTATTTTGTAGCTGAGTACGAGCAAAGCAATCATTTTGCTGTGCTAAATATCACAGAAGAAGATATTGAGCGTGAGGGCGGCTGGCCGTTGCCCAGAGCGCGGCTGGCAGAAATACAAGATAATTTGATGCAAAGAGGCGCTTTGGGGGTGGGCTGGGCGGTGGCTTTTCCACAGCCAGACAGACTCGGTGGCGATGAAGAGTTTGCGCGTTCGTTGCAGGGCAGCAACAGTGTGCTCGCAATGTATGAGAATCCAGGCTCTGGCTTTCCAGAAACCGTTGGTACGGTCATTATAGGGAATCCGGTTGGCGGCTACTCTGCATCAGGTGTTGTGCAAAACATTGAAGTGCTGAGTAATGTGACATCACAAGGTATTGCTTCAGCGCCACTAGAAGTAGACCAGCTAGTTCGTCGAATGCCGCTGTTGATGAAAGCACCAGACGGATGGGTACCCGCATTTGCCACGCAGGTTTTGAAGGTTCTTGCCAACGCGGATACTTACCTCATCAGGACAAATCCAAATGGCATTGAAGAAATCATCGTGCAAGGACTGCCTCCAGTAGCAACTGATTCATTGGGCCGCAAGTGGATTAGCTGGGTAAATACGCACCAGACGACACTTACTGAGATGGATGTGCAGGACCGATTCGTTTTTATTGGCACTGACGCTATGGGAATTATGCCGCAACTAGCCACGCCGGTTGGATTGCTTGAGCCGCACAGAATTCAGGCCGCATTAGCCGAATCAATACTGATAACCGATAGCCCAAGAATCCCTGATTGGTCGTTGGCGGCAGAATTAGCCATTTTGTCGCTCACAGTAGCGCTTGTTTGGGTCTTGGTGACAAAATTAGGCGTTACCCTTGGGGTAGTGTCGTTTTTCGCTATTTTTGCCTCTACGGGCGCGTATGGGGCTTATTCCATACAACAAGGAGTGCTTTTAGACGTTACTTGGGCTCTTATTTCCCAGTTTGTAAGCGCTTCTGGGGCGTTTTACCTTAATTTCCGCACCCAATACCGGCTCAGGCAGCTTATTAAGCAGCAATTTGGTAAGTACCTTGACCCGCGAATGGTCAAAAAGCTGCAAGACAACCCTGAATTATGCCAAGTTAACGGCGCGAGAGTAGATTGCAGCATCATATTCACAGATTTAAGAGGGTTCACGAGCCTGTCCGAATCGGTAGAGCCTGAAATGGTGACCTACATAATGAACAACGTGTTGGATGTGCAGGTAAAAGCTGTTAATAAGTTCGGCGGCGTGACGGATAAGTTTATTGGCGACGCAGGAATGTTCCACTTCAACACTATAATCCCACAGCCCGACCATCACGACCTTGCATTAGCCGCAGCGAAGGAAATAGAAAGCAACATTGCTGATCTTAATGTGCGCTTTACTGAAGAAGGCATCCCAGAAATAGCGATCGGCGTGGGTGTCAATAGCGGTGTTTGTATTGCGGGTAACTTTGGTGCAACAGATAGATTTGCGTTCAGTTTGATCGGCGACCCGTGCAATATCGCCGCCCGATTGGAATCAGCGACCAAAGAAGTCGGGGTTGGGACGCTAATTGGAGAAGAAACTGCACTAAATTGCAAATTTTTGCTAAAATCATTGAAACCCATAAGAGTGAAGGGCAAAAGCGAGCCTTTGAAGGTGTACACATATGCAGATTAGTCTCGTTCTCGGTTTCTTGCTGATTACTACTGTCGGTGGTTCATACTTTTATATCAACATGCAAAAAGCTCAAATCAGCCAGTTGCAAATTGAGCTACAAACTGCGGTTAACAATCAAGCAGTGTTAGAAAGTACCATTTCCCAGCAGAATGAACAGATGCTAGAACAGCTTGAGTCTCAGCGTCAGAATCAGGCCCTCATATCAGAACTTTCAGAAGCTAACGATGAAGCGCGTGAAGAGGTTAATCAACTCAGGAACACCTTTGCGCGGCATGACCTTAATAACCTAGCCATCGCAAAGCCGGGGCTGATTGAGAAAATTGTTAACCGAGGAACGGCAAAGGTCCACCAGCAGTTTGTTGACTTAACGAACCCAAGGCAGTTTGATGAAATTTCTGCTTCTCAGTAGCATTATTCTCATTAGTAGCGGCTGCTCAATGTTTGGCGGTTCGCCAGCAGTGCCTGTCGTGGCTCCCGTTGAGGTCGTCACGATTACGGTGCCAGCACCCATGTACCACCCGCCTTTACCTGAAGGTTTAACACCCGCCGAGATCGAATGGATGGTGTTGAATCCCAGCATCATGCGTGAGTACATTGAAAATTATGATGCAGGAAATGCCCCGGCAGTGGCATATTACGGATTGACTGCTCAGGCGTATGAGAACCTGGCTAATAATCTCGCTGATATTAGGCGTTATATACGACAGAATCTAAACATTATTCAGTACTACCGTGAAAACGACCCAACTCGAAAGGAAGAGTAGCTAATGAACATATCAGCAGAAGGCATGGAATTAATAAAAAAATTTGAGGGTTGTGAGCTAGAGAGTTATCGGTGCAGCGCTGATGTCTCAACAATTGGGTTTGGTCATACCAAAGGCGTGAGCGATGGCGACAGCTGCACGCAAGATGAAGCGGACCAGATGCTGACCGATGATTTAGAAGAATTTGAAGGCTATGTGGATAAGCTGGTTACTGTTGATTTAGAGCAAAATCAATTTGACGCTCTGGTTGCTTGGACATTTAACCTAGGACCAACCAATTTGAAGTCGAGCACGATGTTGCGAGTGCTCAATGAAGGAAAAAAGTCGGAAGTACCAGCGCAGATGAAGCGTTGGAATAAAGCCGCCGGCAAAACGCTGGATGGGTTAATCCGTAGGCGTAAGGCTGAGTCTTTGCTTTGGGAAGCCAAAGAATGGCGCGAGGTTTAATTTTTAGGTTATGGCTGAACTCTCACTAAAGGATTTTGACGTACTGTCTCAGCGAGACAAAACCGAAGCGGTTGCTCTTTTAAACAGATATGACCAGATAGAATTACAAGACAAGTGCCAGGGGGACTTTATTAGTTATGTAAAACAACTTTGGCCAGAATTTATTGAGGGGCGCCACCATAAAATTATTGGCGATAAGTTTAATAAGATTGCTCAAGGAAAATTGAAACGGCTGAT